TAAAACAATCATTTGGTAATTCATATGTTCCTAGTAAAACAGGTAGTGCAGTGGATGTATTAACATTTGTAGCATTTGATAGTACCAATTTATTAATGACTGCTGTAAACAACTTAGTATAATATGAGTTTTTATACTCCATTTGCCTTTAGAAAACCTGTTGCAGCCGCAGGGGCAACTGATATTGTACAAACTGGTTTAGTTAGATATTATGATGCTGGTAATGCTGCTTCATACGGTGGATCAGGTACTACTTGGACTGATTTAATGGGTACAGGAAATAATTTAACATTAGTAAATGGACCAACATACACAAGTAGTGGTGCTGGTAGTTATTTTACTTTTGATGGATCAAATGATTATGCTGATGGAACTGATAGTGGATTCCCAAGTGGCAATTCAGCATTTACAATTGGTGTTTGGGTTTATCCTTTAACAAGTGCAGACTTTAAAGGAATATTCTATTATGGTACATCTAATTTTAATCAACAAGTTGGTTGGTTCCAAGTAGGAGGACAATCACCATATAATCCAACTCATCTTATTAACGTTTATGGTCCTTGGGCTGGTAGTTTTAATGGTGAAAATGCTTTAACTGTAAATGCTTGGAATTTACTTCAATTTAAATTTAGTGGAGGTTCTGGATCTCAACCATTTGCTTACTTTACAAATGACACAAAATATAAAAATGGCAATACTTCAGTATTTTCTACTATATTAGGTGGTGCTGGTAGATTTCAAATTGGAAAGGCACCAGATGGTGGTACAAATTACAATGCTAGATATGGAGCTGTATTTATTTATAATGTAGCTTTAACTGATGCTGAAATAACAACAAATTGGAACAATACAAAAGCAAGATATGGACTCTAAACAATATATTATATTTGCTACTTCAGAATTAAATAAAATCAATTTTGAAGAAGTACATGAGACGTCTGCAGATACTGTTAGACGTTCTTTAAACGGCCTTAAAACGTTTGTTAAATATACTGGTGATATGCCTGCAAGCGTAGCATTACTAACAACTAAAGAAGGCCCATATACACACACAGAAATTTCAAATATATTAGAAACACCAGAATGGTTAGTAAAACCTGACTGGGCAAAACTATAATATGTCAAGTAATTTTTATAAAGCTCAAAAACAAGAATCAGAAATTCTCAATAACTGTATTATAGAATTAATTGAAAATGAAGGGTATGAATATGATGAGGCTTTATCTAATTGTCTTCAACAATTTTCCGCTTCATTAGGATATAAAGACGGATTAGAATGGAGTGAACTTTACCAAGAATGGATAAATAAAATAAATTAAAATGCCAATACCAAACCGTAAATCAGGAGAAGCAGAACAGAACTTTATTGGACGTTGCTCTTCACAATTAATAAGTGAAGAAGGATATGAGCGTGATCAAGCATTAGCTATCTGTTATCAACAACTAAGTGTCCAATTAGGACTAGATTCAGCATGGCGTAAGTCATTTTTGAATAAACCAGAATCAACATGTTTAACCCAATACAGAAATAAAACTGTAGAAGAAAGTAAAAAATAAATCATGGATCAAAAAGCATTAAAAAATAGTATTTTTGCCAGAATGGCTGGTACAAAATCAAATGGAACTGACACATCAAGTTATAACAATATAAATGACAATAAAATGGATTCTAAAGTAATTCTTAACAAAATTATCACCATGTTAGGCATGGATAGTAAAAATGTTGAATTAGGCGGAAACGCAAACGCGGGTGGTCCATTCTACGGTAAATTAGAAGACGGTTCTCCTGTAGTAACAGATTACTTTGACGTAGGTCACACATTAATGGTAATCAAGGAAGACGGTTCTAAAGTAGCTGCACCAGACGCTGATCACATTATTTACTTACCAGTTGGTCTTGCTGGTGGTAGTAAAAGATATTTTATCACAACAAAAGATGGCATCATTACATCTATGCACCTTGAAGACAACTACGGTGCTAAGAAAGTAAATGTAAATTTTGCCTCTGAAACTGAAAATGAAAATCAAATGGAAACAATTGAAACAAAAGCAGCTGAGGTAGAATTGAGAGAGAAATCTTACAATGAAGCAGAAGCCGTTAAAAAAGAAGAAAAAATGGAGGAAGGTGATTCTTCACGCCTTGACTCATTAGAAGAGCAATTAAATCAATTACGTGTTGATATTGCTCAAATATTTGAAGAAATGAAAAAGGGAAAAGCTGAAATGGGAGCTGAAACTAAAGTAGTTAGTGATGCTGAAATTAAGAAAATCCAAGAAAAAGATCAATTACAAGGAATGCCAAATGAAGGTGGACCAAGTAAGTACAACATGAGTGCACAGAAGAAATTTAATGGCGCTCCAGTTGAAGAAAATTTAAATTTAGGTGGCATTGTAAAGGCTAAGCCAAGTGGAACTATGGCTTCTGTGCTTGATAAAATTGCTAATTCTAAAATAGGAAAATAAATTATTAACAAAAAATAAAAATTGTCAACATGGCAACTTCAGTATCAATTACTACTACGTACGCCGGCCAATTTTCAGGAAAATACATTGCCGCAGCGTTATTATCTGCTCCTACACTTGATAAGGAGTACATAACTATTAAACCAAATATCAAGTTCAAAGAGGTAGTTAAAGTATTATCTCAATCTAATATTATTGTAGACGCAACTTGTGATTATGCAGCTACAGGATCTGTTGCTTTAACAGAGCGTATCTTACAACCAGATGAGTTCCAAGTGAACACTCAATTGTGTAAGAAAGATTTCCGTTCTGACTGGGAAGCAATTGAAATGGGTGTATCTGTTTATGATAACTTGCCTGCATCATTCACTGACTTCTTGATTGCAAATACTGCAGGTCAAGTAGCTCAGCAAATTGAAGAAAACATTTGGTCTGGTTCAGCTGCAGTAAACGGTGAGTTTGCTGGTTTGTTAGATCAAATTTCATCTTCTGCAAATTTACCAGCTGCTAACTTTATTACAGCTTCTGCTCAAGTAACTTCAAGCAACGTTGTTGCTGAATTAACTAAAGTAGTAAATGCTATTCCTAACACAGTATACGGTAAGGAAGATCTTTACATCTACGTTCCAACCAACGTTGTAAAGGCTTATCAAGTAGCTTTAGGTAACGCTAACTACCAATTCAATGCATTCACTGGATTTGCTCCATTGAACTTCCAAGGTATCAATTTAGCATGGTGCCCAGGTATGCCAAGCAACACTATGATTGCTGCACAAAAGAGCAATTTGTTCTTTGGTACTGCATTGTTAAGTGATAAGAATGAAGTTAAAGTATTGGATATGGCTGACTTAGATGGTAGCCAGAACGTACGCATTATCATGAGATACACAGCTGGTGTTCAGTTTGGTATCATAGGTGATATTGTACTTTATAGCGCTAAGCTTGTACCTACAGTTTAATAACTGTCTCAATACACAGTGGGGCCTAAAAAACTCCACTTTAAAAAACATTAACTCATTTTTAAATAAACATTAACATGGCTTGTAATATTTCATTAGGATATAATGAACCTTGTAAAGACAGTATAGCTGGTCTTCAAGCTGTGTATTTCATGAACTTCAACACAGGTAGCTTCACTTTGAACGCTACAGACGTTGTAACTGCATTTCCTTCAGGATCTACAGTTTTCAAATATGAATTGAAGGGAACAAACGGATACACAGAAACTGTTAACACATCACGTGACAACGGTACTACATTCTTTAGTCAAGAGTTAAGTTTACAAATAAAGAAATTAGCTGCTGAGCAGACTAAGGAACTTAAATTGTTAGCTTACGGCCGTCCAAAGATTGTTGTACATACTAGAGCAGGTGATGCTTTGTTAGTAGGTAGACTTGAAGGTGCTGATATGACTGGTGGTACTATCCAAGCAGGAACTGCTTATGGTGACCTTTATGGTTACACAATGGTATTTACTGGACAGGAAATACTTCCAGCTAACTTCATTTCAGGTTCAACAATAGCAAATCCGTTTGCAGCTGTGAGCAATGCTCCAACTGTAGTATCAGGAACAAATAGTTAAACTAAGGGATAACTTCCCTGGCTTCTATATATTCATGATTAGGTGCTCTCCGTCTAGGAGGGCACTTTTTTTATCAAATAAATCTAAACGTTGTGGTTATAATATTATGAATATAGTAACTCCACAGGCTAACATAATACAATTTGATGTTAGAACTAGACCAACTCAATCATTTAGCTCATTTGTAGTTAAAATGAATTTCACTAATGAGGAATCAAATGTAACAGGTAGCACAACAGTTACTGCATCTTATGACTCAAATGATTTTTTACAGGTAACTGCCTCATTATATGTGTCAGCAAGTAATTTTTATAAATTTACTTTGGTGCAAATGAGTGGTAGTACTGAGTGTAATGAATTATACCGTGGTGAATTATATCCTACAACAGCATCAGCTTATGTATTAGATAGTGCACCGTTCTCATCTTATACAACAGCAAGTAATACGTTTATAATATTTTAAACATGAAGCAAACAGATAAAAAATCAGTAGAAAAAAACCTGAATATCAGGGTTGTGAACATGAGTTCTGAGGGTGGTTATATACTACCTAAAATAACAGAATCATCACGCAGCAGAAAAGCACACGTTGAGTATGGTATTGAATCTACTGATGATTTTTTTATACAATTGATCAGAACTTATGAAACATCACCTACAAATCAAGCAGCAATTGATAGCTCAACTGACTTGATTTTTGGTAAAGGTGTTAAAGCAAAAGATAGATTGCAATTAGAAGAATATCTTTATACTTTAACTACTGAGGATGAAATCCGCAAGATATGTTTTGACTATAAATTATTTGGTAATGCAGCTATACAGTGTGTGTTTAATACAGATAGAAATAAAATAATTGGTTTCTATCATATTCCAGTAGATACATTGCGTGCTGAAAAAGTAAATGAACTAGGTAATATACCTGGATACTACTATTCACCTGATTGGAGTAACAAACGTATTGCACCAAAATATATTCCAGCATTTGGTCAAAACCAATGGGAAGAAGATGTTCAAATAATTTATTTCAAACGTTATTCACCTGGTAAATTCTACTATGGTATTCCTGATTGGTATTCTTGTTTGCAATATTGTAATGTAGAGGAAGAAATTTCTAACTTACACGTAAACAATATTAAAAATAACTTCATGCCTTCAAGCATTATTAACTTTAATGGTGGTGTTCCTCCAGTTGAAGAACAATATATGGTTGAACAGAGCATCATAAATAAATTTTCTGGTACAACAAACGCTGGTAAGTTTATCTTATCATTCAATGACAATCCAGAGTACAAAACAACTGTTGAAATGTTGCGTCCAGAAAACCTACATCAACAGTATGATTTTATTGCTGAGGAAGCATCACGTAAAATCATGTTAGCACACCGTATTACCTCTCAAATGTTATTGGGTATTAAAACAGCAGCTGGATTTAGCTCAAACGCTGATGAATTAAAAACATCATATGAAATTTTCTATGCAATGGTTATTAATCCATTCCAACAGGAAATTATGAAACAAATCCAAGGTATAGTTGAGTTTAATGGTATTGATGGTGAAGATCTATACTTTGCTCCATTGATTCCATTTGGATTCTTAGCTGAATTAATGGATGATGCTGGTGCAGCAAACGCTAAAGAAATTATACAAAATCCAAATGATGTACCTGATTTAGAAGCAGAAGAACCATCCCCAGAAGATAATGAGATGGCTCCTAATCCAAATGAAACAATTGGTGATGTTATAGGTCCAGAAAATGTAGGTGAACAAGGTTTATCTAAAGACTGGAACAGCTGGCAAATTGAACAAAACTATGAAATTGCAAAATAATGAGTAAGAATATACTTTTTTGTAGCAGAAATGATATTGTAAAACGTACACCACTTGGTGGCAATATTGATCCTGAAAAAATTATTCCGTTTGTTAAAACGGCTCAGGACAAATACTTGTTATTGATTTTAGGTACTAAGTTGTTTGATAAATTACAAAATGACATTGCAGCAGGTACAATTGCAAATCAGTACTTAACATTAATGAATGAATATATTATTGATACTGTAGTACACTACGCAATGGTTGAGGCATTACCATTTTTAGCTTACACAATAGCAAATGGTTCAATTTCAAGAAACATACCAGCAGAACAAGGTACAGGTACAACTAAAAATGAAATTGATTACTTGTTACAAAAAGAACTAAATACAGCACAATTCTATGCTGAACGTTTAACAACACATTTAATTGCTAGAAATGATTTGTATCCTGATTACGTGTTAAGTACAGGATATAGTGATAACGTTTATCCAGATAAAGGACAGCAATATAGAAACGGATGGGTAATTTAGATAAAAAATATTACGGCTACAAGCCTAAAGATGATAATTTAGTTAAGTTAGCGCAGTATCTGACCGTTAAAAACGCTAAATCAATTGATAAAAACGCGTTAAATGAAAGAGTAACTAAGTTATCAACAAACAAAGTATTGAAAAATAAACGTTTTTAAATGCAGACTTACTATTCATTCACTCAGTTTTTTGCAAACGTTTGTAATGTACATCCAAACATTACTACGTTTGATATGACTGACATTAGAACATTAGATACAGAAAAACAAACATTGTTTCCGTATGCTAATTTAATTGTCAATAATGTTAATATTGACAGTGGTGTAATGACTTATAACGTTACATTTATGGTAATGGATAGAGTTGTAGAGGTAGAAGAATTGTCTGCAGGTAAATTCAACACAATAACTAAAGACTATAGAGGGTATAGCAATATAGTTGATGTACACAATACTACTTTACTTACAATTAATGATGTAGTATCTTACATTTATAGAAATCCAGATGCATTAGATTACAATGTAATTGGTTCTTCATTATGTACACCGTTTGAGGAGAGATTTCAGAATTTACTTGCTGGATGGGCTATTAATATGAATATAGCAGTAGGTAATCCTCAAGATATGTGTGTTATTAATTTAAGTACAGCATTAGCAGCAGGTAGTGATGTGTCATGCTAGAAAAAGAAATAATAGAGCAAGAAAAAATATGGGCGCAACAGGTAGTTGCAAATGCTAAATCCATATTATTACGCAATAAAAAAATTGCTACAGGCGCTTTATATAATTCAGTTACATACAACGTAGATGCTCAAGGCAAAATTATATTTTCTTATAATCAGGCTGGTAAATGGGTAACACAAGGTAGAAGACCAGGGGATAGATTTCCTCCTCCAGGACCAATTTCAGCATGGATCAGAGCTAAAGGTATTGCAGGTGTAACAGCAAATGGTACACCAATATCACAACAATCATTAACGTTTTTAATTAGTAGAGCAATTGCGCGTGATGGTATCAAACCAGTACCATTTATGAAACAGGCAATTGCTTTGAGTATCAAACAATTAGGACCTAAATTAGCTCCTGTAAAAGCTAGAGCGGTTATAGCACGTTTAAGAAAATCAGTTAAGCAAACCATAGAATAACACTTTAATGTTATAATAGCATGCCAATACAAATTTTACAAAAACCATCAGATATTCAACCAGCACAATCACCAATTGTGTTTTCTGTATTTGAAAGTGGTAGTAACGCATATACCGCTAGTGAATTTCAATATAAAGCTGATTTATACATCTGGTCAGGAACTCAAAACCAATCAGGTTCATATTTGTATCAAGCTAGAAAATTTCCAAACGTATCAGGATCAGGTATATTTGATTTTAGTAGAATGATTAATTCTACATTGACTAACTTATCCGCTGAGAATAATAGTAATATAAAATATTATAAAGTAGAATTTGGTTGGCAATATGAATCCGGTAGTACTTACGTAACACAGTCAGGTGCATTAACACCTGTTACTTGTTCTACTGGTGGTACAATGTTTAAAGCATATGATGGTTATGCTGTGTTTCCAGACCCAATCAATGATAGTTTATTTTCACAATCAGCATATTGGCCGTTCATGACTGATATGGGTAGTGTTACTCAATCAGTTTTATCAACAGATAAATCAAATTTAGGTAGTGGGGCAAGAGGTGCTACTTTATGGGTAGGACAAAATGATACAAGTTTTCCTAGTAAAATTGCTGTTACTAGTAGTTATTCAAACAACACTACAATAGTATCAGGTTCAAGTTTGAGTTCACTTACAGGATCAACAACATCATCTGCTCAAACACACCAATTTGGTGCTGCACCTGGAGATAATTCAGGATTAATTCCTCTTACAAACGGTGCTGCTACTTTAACTAAATATAAAATTCAAGCATATAGTGGAAGTGCAGTATTATCTACATTACATTATGTTATACAAGATGAATGCTACTATACACCAGTGCGTATAGCATACAAAAATAGATTTGGTCAATTTGATTTCTTTAACTTTTTTAAACGTCATAATGAAACGTTTAATACTGATCAACGTTTATTTCAACCCCAATTAGGTACTTGGCAATCATCAACTTTATCTTATAATCAATATCAAACAAGACAACAACGTTATATTGTTGATGCAACTGAAGTATTGGAATGCAATACTGATTATATTGAACAAGGATACAATAATTTGTTTAAACAATTATTAGTATCAGATGAGATATATTGGATGTATGATCAAGATAATAATTTAGTCAAACCATTAACAATTCAAACTAATAGTTTACAATTCAAAACAGGTGTAAACAATAAATTAATTCAATATACAATTACATTTGATATAGGTCAGCCATTTAAATTATTATTGTAATGGGATTAACTTCAACACAAGGATATAGAGGTAAACTGGTTGACAAATTAACTGGTACAATATTAGATCAATTTGGTGATGAGGATATTAAAGTATCTAATAATATACTTGATCTATTTGATTTAGGTGAAATACCAGGTACATACACACAACAAATTACACTACCAGGTACAAAGAAAAATAATGCATTTTTTGAACAGTATTATGATATCAGTGTTTATGAACCAGATATTTTCAATACAAATCAAGTTGTAGAAGCATATCTTGATTTTGATGGGTTTTATATAGCAAATGGTTATTTGCAATTAAATAAAGTCAACATGTTAGAAAACAAGTTTGTTGACTCATATGAATGTACTTTATTTGGAATTATCTCTAATTTCAGTATTGATGTAAGAGCATCTTTCCTAACAGATCTTAGTTCTTTAAGCGTTTTTAACCATACGTCTTCATTTGCTAATATTACCTCAAGTTGGGGTGGTGGTTTATTTAATGGTGACATTAGATATCCTATGGCTGAGTATGGTAGTCCAGTAGGACAATCTATTCCAACATTTTATTATTCAAACACAGCTGAATTAGGTATAGATGATCCTGAAGGAGCTGTTTGTGTACAAGACTACAAACCAGCAATCCGTATTAAAAAAGTATGGGATGCTATCTTTAATCAATTTGGATACACATATACAGGTAGTTTTTGGGATGATTCTGCATTAAATGATGTTTATCTATTACTAAACAATAATCAGCGCACACCTGTTTATCCACAAGGGATTGAATACTATTTACAATCACATTTACTCAATATATCTGCTTCAAGCACACCTTTAACTGCTGCTGTTACTTCTAGTTTTCCTGTTAATTCCAAAGAGTATGATTATAATAATGCATATGATTTAGAATTTGGAACTTTTAAATACACAACTGAAATTGCAACTAAATCAGAAATATCACTAAATTTAGCATTTAGAGTAAATCATTTAGGTACTGCTGGATCAGGTATGCCTCAGTTTAGTTTGCAATATTGTGATTACAATACCAACGCTGTACTTCATACTCAAGCATTAACACGTTTGAATACACAATTAGCAGTTATCAAAGATTCTAGAGCTACTACAGTATCAGAAACATTTAATGTTAAAGATTATTTGTTTACAACACCTACTTTAGGACCAGGAACATTTAAATTTAAAATATTATATTCTGTAACAGGTACAAATAACTTTAATGTTATTTTAAATCCTGATTTTGATAATCAATCATCAATAAGATTTAGAAAAGCAAAACAAGCGGCTGATGGTCAAATATTAGATGTACCTAAAAATATGCCTTTTGGTACATCAGGTATCCGTGTAATTGATTTTATACGTGGTATTCAAAAGAAATTTAATTTAATAATTTATCCTGATAAACAAAATCCAGATCAATTTATTGTTGAAACGTTCAATAACTGGTATAAACAGGGTGAAATTAGAAACTTTAATAGCTTTATTAATCTCAAAGATAAAATTGAATTTATTCCTGCTAATCAATTAGCATATAGACAAATAAGATTTAGTGATGAAACAGATAATGACTATATTTCTACTTTATTTAAACGTCAATACAATAGAACATATGGTGAAAGTAATTTTTATGATACTGGATCATTTTATTCTCAAAATACACTTGAGGTAATAGCAAATAGTATTGCAAGTGGACCTATTGGATTAGTTCCAGGATCAGGTTATTCTGGTTCTGCTGCAAACCAAACATGTACAACATACAGAATTATTAATACAAGTGATAAGGGTGAAGATGATGTAGAATATTCTTATACAGCATGTAATGGAGCTTTTAGTGGTAATCAAATTTTAGGGGCTGGTAGACAAGCAGAATTTTGTGCTCAAACAGATCAATACAGTATTGGTGGTTCTTATACTTGGGAATTTTATGAATTAGGTGATTGTACTCCTGGTGGAATTGATGTAGTGTCAGGAAGTCAATTTCCAGTTTACATTCCTTACTATATATCAGATCAGAATTTTACTCCAACTAGAGTACTTCCACGTATAATGTTTTTTAATGGATTAATAAATGCACCTGATTACTTTATAGAAGGATATAATTTACCTGACACATCTTCAGTAACTCAAAAATTATTAACATCATATCCATATTTTGATAATTACTCAACTGGTAGTGTAGCAGGTACAGCATCAATTTATCCACAATTAAACGCCAGATCATTATTATTCAATAATGAAGAAACAGTATGGGGTACAACACCAACAGAAAATTTAGTAAATGAATATTGGAACAAATACTTAGAATTATTATACAATCCAAGAACACGTTTAGTAAATGCAACAGCCGTAATTCCTTTAGCTGATTATTTTGAATTAGAGTTAAATGATATAGCTGAATTTAGAGGTAATTATTATCACTTGAGAGCAATTAATGATTATAACTTAACTACAGGTGAATGTAATATTCAAATGTTAGGACCAATTATTCCAGATACTATAGCAAGTGTATTGAGTGGATCATTTCAACCACCAATAGATCCTTGTGCATTTACTTTTTCTGCATCTTTAGATACTTCATTAACATTTGATTTTAGTAATATAACAGCAAGTGAAGATGTAGCTGGGGGACCTGTAGATTTATT